TTAACTGGCTTTTTTGATCTGCGGGAGATCGAAGGCTTTGCGCAATGCGCGGACAAACGCTTTGTCATGGCAGATGGTTTTACCCGGGCTGTCGGAGAGTTTCGCCACCGGCTTGCCGTTACATTCCACCAGCTTTATCACAATATTCAGAGGTTTTACCTGAGGAATGTCGCAGGTCAAACGGGTACCAATCCCGAAGCTCAGGTTCACTCGGGTGTTGAAATGGCGATAAAGTTCAACCGCTTTTGCCAGGTCAAGATTATCGGAGAAAACCAGCACCTTGCTCATCGGGTCAATGCCGAGTTTTTGGTAATGGGCTATCGCCTTCTCGCCCCATTCAACCGGGTCCCCGGAATCGTGGCGTAACCCCTGATAACGCTCAGCAAACTCGGGACCGAAGTCACGCAGGAAGGCATCCATCGTAATGCAGTCGGTGAGGGCGATCCGGAGTTGATTCGGGTACTCCTCAAGCCATGCGGCGAGGGCCGCGCGCTGGCTGTTAGCCAGATCCGGGCTGATTTGCTGATGCGCCTGGAACCACTCGTGCGCCTGGGTGCCCATCGGCGTCAGGTTGAGGCGACGCGCCAGGTCGTAGTTACTGGTGCCCACGAACCACGGCTCCTGCTGCAGACGTTTAACGATGGCCTGCTGAACCTCGCGAGAGAAACGGCGACGGGTGCCGAAATCCATCAGGCGGAAGCGGGACATATCCAGCCCTTCGGTCAGCGTGGTGAAGGCTGCAAGTTTATTTTCCAGCGAGGCGACCGCCTGGGCGACGCCCATTTCCGGCGAACGGTAGCGGTGAGCCAACTCGCTGATCACTGCCAGCAGCGGCACTTCCCACATGATCACTTCCCGCCACGGACCTTCAAGGCGAATATCCAGCTTGCCGTTCTCGTTGGTCACGGTGACCTGCTCCGGCTTATAGCGGAAATCACGCAGCCAGTTCAGGTAATCGGTTTTAAAGAAAGGCAGGCCAGAAAGCCACTGGTATTCATCGTCCTGCAGCGTCAGATGCTGCATCGCATCGACCTGTTCACGAATGGAGTCTGCGTAGATACCGAGCAAATCGTCACCACGGCAGCGGAATTCCGCCGCGACGTGAACGTCATAGTAATGGTGGAAAACGGCTTGCTGCATATGCAGTTTATACGCGTCGGTATCCAGCAACGTATGCAGAACCGGAGAAGCGAATTGAGTCATAGGTGCGCTGTAGCATCCTCTCACGGGAGCGTTTAGTACAATAAACAACTCCGGAGTATACCTTGTTTAGTGATTTATTGAACCCCGATCACAACATAAGCACACTTTATGGTCGAGGGCATTTTGTGCCCCGTGTTATACAAATGTAGCAGTAACGATGCTAACCACTTGAATTTAAGGTTTTCTACTGCGCTACTACCATGCTTTGGGGCAGTGATGGGGCAGTGTGTGAAAGCGCCTGGTTGAGCAGAGCAACCTGCTCTCCACTCTTCTCTGACATCCACTTTCCATACACCTTGTAAACCATCTGTGCATCGGTATGCCCCATCTGAGTTGCTATAAAGTTCGGGTTAGCACCAGCTGATAATGACCAGCACGCATAGGTATGCCGTGACTGATAAGCGTTGCGGTAACGAATACCGGCGCGCTTGATTATCGGAGCCCAAATTTTATTAATCGAATTAACCGCGTAGTGATATCCTGTGCGAGACCCACGTTTGACGCATTGAGGGCTGAAAACGAAAGTGCATGGATGTATGACTGACTGGCCATATTCACGCAAATTCACTTCAACCTCATGCTGCCGGCCAAGGCGCGTCAGTTGGGCCTGATCCCTAAGGGCATCAATAGCTGGTTGTATGAGATAAATCACCCTGTCAGTGCCTGCCTCGGTTTTTGGCAGGGTGAACTCATACGTTTGGGTGAGGTTACGCTTAACCGTAATGGTTCCCGCGGTGAGATCGATGTCTTCCCATGCAAGACCACATAATTCCCCATGCCTCATTCCGGTATAAACGGCGACGGTCCACAGATTTCGCATCTGCTGGTGGCCGCATGCCTGAATGAACCTGATGAACTCGTCGGTCGTGAGTGGATCTGGTTCGTCTTTTGCCTTCCTGAGACGGTTAATTCCGCTAAACGGGTTTTCCTTTGCGTAGCCGTTATCAGCTGCAAACTGGAAGATCTCGGCCATCAGCATCATGTAATTATTCACGGTGGAAGACTTCCGGCCTTTTACCTGTGTCCGGTGATCCTTCTTCATTACATGGAAGCCCGTCAGCAACTCCTTCCTGACATACAGCAAATCTTCAGTGGTAACCGCAGAAACCATTTTATTTTCGCCGATGCGCGGAAGCATGTTTTTTATGATGGATTCATACCTACTCATGGTATTAGAGCTGATCTCCATTCTCTTCAGCTCTGACCATCTTTCGGTAAGCTCCAGCACAGTAATTTCCTTTCTATCCTGACCTAACCGGGCAAGGTTCGGTGAGTTTGGGAATTTTTCTGCATAGTTAAAATTCCCCATCCTTATCGCAAAACAAACCGAAGAACGCAGCTCACCAGCTATCTTGCGATTTTTTGCAGTGTCAGGGACACCGAGGTTTTCCCTGACACGTTTACCTTTATACAGAAACCAGATGCGGAGCGAACCGCCGTGGTTTTCGACGCCTGTCGGGTATGATGCATTAGCCATTGATCCCTCCTGACGTCCAGGAGCGTGGACGAGTGTACTTCTTTTCATGCTGTCTTCGCACCTGGTTGATTTTTTTTCTGCGCCTCGATCCACTGATCAACGGCTTTCCTGTTGTACATGCATTCGCTCGAAGGCTTGGGATTACCATCTGGTGAAATGTGCAGGTACTCGCGGCCCAGCATCCAGGATTCTTTTCTGGCGCGGGTGATGGTTCCGGGCTTGAGCCCGGTAACCGCAATCAGAACCTTTTCGCTAACCCAGTCATTCGGCACCAGAAGAACGATTTCAGCACTGGTTTGCATGGATCTCCTCCATTTTCTCTTTAGCCAGACGCACGCAACGCGCAAAAGAGGAGGGCGTTACGATTTCGCGCAGAGCCTGAACCAGGAAGTCGTTGTGCTGCTGGTGCAGCTCCAGGTTGCGCTCTTTTTCCTCATGACGCAGAACTGCCAAACGAGCTGTGATGATTCGACGCTTCCCCTTGATCAGCCGCAGCGCGTTCTCTGCCTTTTTGCGCCATGTGCTCCAGTCAATACTGCTGTTCGATCTCGCCAGTTGCTCTTCAATACTGAGCTGCGCTTCTTCTGCGTTAACAAGCTGCTGCAGGCAATCGCTGATAGTGTTCAGGTTGTTTGTCTCCACGAAGAATTTGTGCATTCTTAACCCTCCCACCCAATCGCCTGGAACAGGCCCATTTTAGGGTGATACCAGCGGGTGCCGCGCGGTTCAGCTTCTGACATCATCTGGCGAAACGCGGCCATAAACGGCTCCAGTTCGACGATAGCCCTTCGTGACAAAAGCCCGTCTGGAGTCATAAATTCGTGCGTGTCTGTCGGGATGCGGTAGGCATTGACCAAATTCCGGCACTTGGCGTCACTCATTCCGCTTTTGGCTACCACCTGGCGGTAACCGACATATCCGGCGCGCATGGTCCCGCGTTTGATGTTCTCCACAGCTTCTGTGACCGTTTCGATCTGCTCTTCAACATGATTCAGGCGCTTCTGCTGGCGAACGGCATCGGCGGCCATTGCGGCGATCATCTCGATTTCTGTCAGCGGCGCGCGAGTGCGGAAATAGTTGTTAACCAGTTCGCGCTGAACCTGCCAGGCAAGATCATCGTTAAATGGCTTCGTCAACATCAGGTAGCCTGATTCGAAAAACACAATCCCTGACGGTGCAAATTTAGAGAATGTCCCTTCCGGGAGGTCCGTACGTATTACGTCCGCACCTAATTCGGCATAATCAACACCGTTGATGAAATGCTCACGGTTTCGGTTGAATGCTGCACGAGCGGTTCCTTCCGGTCGCTGGTGGACTTCATCAATCATCGCCAGCGTCACAACGCGCTGACTGCGATATTCGACTGCCGGCAGTTGTTTGTTATTGATCGTTACTGTGTTCATGCTCGATATCCTTCTGAGTGCCCGGCTTTACGCCGGGCTGGTGAATCACTTAACCTGGATAAATGGAGTATTGGCGCCGCTGGTCATGTACTGGGGCAGAGTGCCGTTCCATTTGTTGATGGCCTCCAGTTGAAGCACCTCAGGGTTTTCGCGCATGGCCTGCCCACGAATCTGGATAGACTTCGCTTCCGCTTCCGCCAACTTCAACTTTGCGTCTGCCTGGCCATCTGCTTCAGCGCGCAGCATGTTTGCTTCAGCTTCACGCTGTTTTACCTCCTGCTCGCGCTGCAGGGTCTTCTGGTTGGCGGTGACTTTGGCGTTGATGCTGTCGATAACTGTCGGCGGGTACTCCGGACGGCCGACGTAAGAAAGGCTGATAACCTGGATTCCTACCGGCCCCATGTCGGACTGGATCTCTTTCAGAGCGTTTTCAAGCAACTCAGCTTTCCCGCCGTCAATGAACTTATCGGTACTCATGCGGCTTGCGAGACGATTAAGGGCATCGGCAATCTTCTGGCGCAGATCGGTATCTGTGATGTCGTCCACGCCTTTGCGATAGGTCTGGAAGACCGTCGTCACTTTGGTTGGATCAACTTTATAGGCGACACCAATGTGATAGCCGATCGTAGTGCCGTCACTCATCTGGAAATTGAATGCGTCGTCGTAGGTTTTCATCTGTTTGAAGGTTGGGAAAATGTAGACCTCTGTGTTCCAGCCTGTCCAATAGCGGCCTACGCCAACCACTTCACCGACGCCTTTGTCGTCTCCCAGCTTATTCACCTTGATACCCACGTTACCGGGCTCGACACGATCGCAACCTACAAGACCGATGGCAGAGAGCGCGATAATTGAAGCCATAATTGCTTTTTTCATTTCTTTTCCTTATTTACGGTTACAACAAGACCCTTACAAATGGCGTAGATGCACGGCGGGGTCAGGATCGCCAGGGCAAAACCGGATAACACTGCTGTGGTGTCCTTCATCGAAATGAGGATCGGAACGAAAAGGCCATAAACGCTGGCGACAATTACCAGCGAGAGAACAACGCGTAAGTAAGCAATCATCAGCGCAGCCCCTCTGGTTTACTGGCCTGCAGTTCTGCCTGCTCTTTCACGAATCGGTCATGCATGGCGTCCCACTTTCCGAGCCACTTACGTGCTTCGCGCTTACGCTCCAGAATTCGGCGAATGCGCCGCATGCAACGGTTATGTGCAAAGAGATATTGCTGTGTGTGCTGGCCCATGCGGTTGACGAGCACACCATTGCTGAAAACAGGTTCGTCTGGTTCGTTGGTGTTCAAACCGGCACGATGAAAAGTTTTGGTTACCATGTAGTGAGCAAGGTTACTGATCGCTGCGTTCCTGCTGAGGAAACGGCGCGAATAGCCGTGTCGTGATACGACGTAAACGGGCTGCAGCTCTTTGGCAAAGGCGCTGTCAATTGAGGTGGTGCTGATGCGTTTATCGTTCATTTCCGGTCCTTAACTTTGCTGTATCGTTCGTGACTCATTACTTCCCAGTTCTTTCCGCCATCGCGGGAGAGTAGCCGCCAGCGATGGTTAACTTTGAGGCTCAAATTCCCGGAGCCGTGCATTCGGCAGGGGTGAATGCGCCTTGCCCTGAACTGGCTTAAAACGTGTACCGCTTTGAGGTGAACCCACTCAGGAATTCGTATCGCTGTAAGTGCCATCAGATCCCCCCATTTCATGACCCTCCGTTTTCGGAGCCTCCACTTTTTGTTTTTTGACGAACTCAACCAGCTCAGAAATGAGTTCGTCGATTAATTCCTTTCCGCTATCTGTGAGGAATTCACCGCTGCCATTAACATCCACAGCGCTGCTGTAAATTCCCTTGATAGCTATTACGCCTTCGACATTCCCGTACTCACTGATCGCGAGCCTTTCGAATTTTCGTAATAATCCATCAAGTAAAATCTCTGTTAATTCGACCGTGTTAATGCCGCCTTTATTGAGTTTAATAACAAGGCAGTTACTGCCCGTTTTTCGCTGGTGGCGTAATAACGCTGCCTTTAAAATTCTGCGTCGGTAGGTGTTAATTAAGTTATTCATGCTTCACGCCTTTTCTTTCAGCTTCATCATTCGCCAGAACAATTTGTTCTTCTTTATCCGTCCAGTCATAAACAGAACCAGCGATATCGTAAGCTAGTCCTAATAGGGCGTTTAATTGATGGCAGTCAAAATCATTGTGGTGGGCATGAATTGTCTGCATGAGAAAATTAAGTTGCTCGGCCTGAACTTTTACGTTCAGAATATTTTGACGTTCCTGAATCATTTTTATCTCCCATATGCCTTTTTAAGGTAAAGCCGAGCGATCACCTCGTAACCGCAAGCCGCATAAAGGCATGCTGTTCTATATGCCGATTTATCAATGATGAAAGTCATACGAAGCGCCTCATTGTCATTGAGGCAATAACCCGGCCATGCACCTGCATATCGCTCTGCTCGTCGGCATCAAGCGTAAAAGTCTCGTAATGATGATTGTCAGAAATTATCACCAGAGAACCGTCCGGCATTGGCTCAACACGCTTAACGAATACGCACGGCCGTCCGAAAACATCGCGGGTAAAAACATAAATACCAGGTCCAGAGACCTTTCCGCCACAGTCAGCAAAAGCGATCAGTTCTAATGGCTGGATGGTTGGTTGCATGGAGTCCCCACCCATCTGGCAAGTCATAATCTTCCCAGGTGTATACTTACCCTTCTCATCAACAAATAATTCACGAGGATAGGCAACTGGCTTATTGATTGGATTAAGTAAATTATTCATTTTCATTTCCTCAGGGTGAGTCTGTCCTCACCCGTAAAGGTGTTAATTAAATAAAATTAATTAGTTTTAGATTCTGTCTGCTTCTCTTGAAAGAATTTCCTGCATTTCATCTAGTTTCTCATAGACGATGGTAAGCGTGCCTATTGCAGATAGTTCTTGAGGCATGCAGTCCATAGCGTTAGAAATGGCCATTCTGCAATTACCGATATCCGCAGCCCATGAGTAAAGATGATTGGATGTTAAATTTTTGGCATTTTCAGTAAACAAACCACACTGTTCATTTCCTGAAATGAGCCACAGAACATCAGAATGAAGAATGTTAGCTAATTGGATTAATTGGTCTGCGAAAGGAATGGATTTTTCTTTTTCCCAGTCATTAATCGTTTCAACTGTTAGCCCGAGGTGATCAGCCAGAAAGTCCTGAGAAAGGCCAAGGGTTGTTCTGCGGTTGAAAATTCTTTGCCCGATAGATTTAGCTATTAGTATGCTCTTGCTCATTTTCAATGGCTCCGTTGTTTGCCGATGAATAAAGCGTACACACTTCGTTGTTTTCTGTAAACAACGTTTGTTGTTTTATTTTTGGTTTTTAACTTAATTATTTGTTTTTTATAGATATAAAATATCCCGAATGTTGTGTGTGTGCTTGGTATAGACAAAAAAAATCCCGCCGAAGCGGGATCTTTGATGAGTGCATTTTTTTATCTTTTACGTCTGTAAATTCGATGCTCAACCATCGTGCCAATTATGGTTAAAGGTATGTCTTGCGATCGAAGGACTGGGTAGTCAGGGTTTAATGGAGTGAGTTCGAAGTTATTGACTCCATGTAACCCTATTCCTGTAGGCCTATACTTTTTAAAAGTTGCCTCGTGCTCGCCATTTTTTGCAACCACAAACTCCCCTGGGGCTGGTTCTATTTCAGGATCTACTATGATGACGTCACCCTGCTTGAAATCCGGCTCCATAGAATCACCTTCAATTCTCAAAGCAAAGGTAAATTGTGACCAGTCCATGTCTGTCATGACATACTCGAAACTTCCATCAAACGCTTCAATAGGGTTCTTATGAGCTAGTGCACCTGCTTGTACGTAGCTTATCAATGGAACACGTTTGGTGCTTACTTCCTCTAATGTCTGGAACGATCCACCGTTCATGAGCCAGTTTGCGTCTGTTTGAAGAGCTTTCGATAACTCAAGGAGGTTCCGTGGTCGCTTTGTTCTTCCGCTTTCGATAGAAACTATCCCCTGCTGAGTAGCGCCAATTTTTTCAGCAAGTTCGGTCTGTGTCATCCCTAACTGTAAACGCCGTTGTTTAACTCTGTCTGAAAGATTCATTTTGCAGCACCTCTTTTTAATGCCCACAGCATACAACAAGCATTGTATTTGACAAACAACGAAATGAGTAATTTAATACTACAATTGTTGTATTGAGTTTGAGGTGATGAATGTCCATATCTTCACGATTAAAGCAGCGCCGTTTAGAGCGCGGATTAACCCAGCAGCAGCTGGGGTTTCTTGCAGGTGTTAAGCAGCAGACTATTCAGCGAATTGAGTCTGGTTCATCGCATAACCCGCGAAATATCATTGAAATTGCCGAGGTACTCGAATGCTCAGCTAAGTGGCTATTACGGGGAACTGAACCGAGAGATACACAGTCATGAGTAGCAAAATTCTCGGTAACGTCTGGGACGCATGCGCCGCGCATGACATTAAGGGTGCAAAGCTGGTGATTATGGCTCGTCTGGCTGACTACTCGAATGATGATGGTGTCTGCTATCCGAGCGTTGAGACCATTTGCCGCCAGCTGGGTTTGGGTGAAAGTACGGTCAGAACCGCCATTGCAGAACTGGAATCTGCCGGTTGGTTGCGTCGTGAATCACGCCGTAAAGGTAATCGCAACACGTCCAATCTTTATCATTTGAATGCTGATCGTCTTGAGGCTCTGGCACGCATTGAGAAGGATAAAGTGGCAGCGCTGAAACAGCAGCGTAGGACTAACGGTTTTCACCCGTCAGATTCTGACCCTTCAAAATCTGAACCGTCAGATTCTGGATGTTCAAACGGTTTTCACCCGTCAGATTCTGACAAAAATGGCGTTTTCACCCGTCAGAATCTGACCCCAGATCCACAAGTAAATTCAAAACATGATCCACAAGTAAATTCAAAACAAGAATCACAAGATATTGGCGTGGGTGGCAAAGCCTCTTCTGAAAATCGCTCTTCCAAAGAGAACTATTCCAACGAGTTCGAGCAGGCCTGGCAGGCGTACCCCAAACGTGCTGGTGGTAATTCCAAAGCCGCTGCCTGGAAAGCCTGGAAAGCTCGAACCAAAGACGGTGTTAACACTATGGCAATGCTGGCTGGCGTAAATCGCTACGCGGCATATGTCCGCGCAACCGGTAGTGCCGGAACGCAGTACGTGAAACAGGCGGCGACATTCTTTGGCCCCGATCGGCACTTTGAAGAATCGTGGCAGGCGCCAGCTGTTGCGGTGAGTGGTCGTCCTGGTGGACTGCCGGTTTCGGGGTTTAGTGAACAAGACTATGGCCAATCAGACTGCAACTGGTAAGCAGGAGAAATCAAAATGCTGAGTATCAAACAACGCGAAGAAAGGGAAGCTCTGGTGGCAAAGCGCGAAGGGCTTCGTGAAGAGATGGCGTTTGCTGTGGAACACAAAAAACCGTGGCAGTGGGGAAGCTGGGAGTCAGGGAACGTCCACGCCGCCGCCTGTGAAAAACATGGTGATTATCAGCGTATTTCCCTCACTGGAAAAGCATATCGTGGCGTTGAAAACGTTAAACACTCCCAGTGCCCGGAGTGTGTGAAAGCGGAACTTGCTGACATTGAATCCAGTCTGCGTACATTACGCGTAGCCGACCTGATGGACAATTCCGGCATCGCAAGACGATTCGAAGCATGTGAATTCGATAACTACCAGGCTATCAACCCGGATGCTGCCAAGAATCTCGCAGCCTGCCAGCGTTATGCCAGCAGCTGGCCTGAGCGACTGAATGCCGGTACCGGGCTTGTTATGACCGGCAATTGCGGCACCGGAAAAAACCACCTGGCAGTGGCCATGGCAAAGAGCATCATCCGCGGACATCTCGCTAAAGTGGAAATCACAGACGTTATGCGTCTCACCCGAGCCGTGAAAAGCACGTGGCGCCACAATGCTGAAATGACCGAGGAAGATGTCATTGAACGTTTCGCCTCACTGGATCTGCTAATTATCGACGAGGTGGGCGTTCAGTTCGGCAGTCCGACTGAAATGACCATCCTTCAGGAAATTATCAATGCCAGGTACGAAAGCATTCTCCCGACAATCCTGATCAGCAATCTCACCTTCGACCAGCTGAAAGAGATGATTGGTGAACGTATCGTGGACAGGGTTACAGATGGTGGCCGCAACCGTCTGGCATTTGGCTGGGGAAGTTTCCGTGCCATCGCGTCAGGAGTTGTAGCATGACTCCTGTCTGGAAAAATGAAGATCTGGAAGGTGCGGTGATCGGCGCAATTTTTCTGCGTGGAGCCGACCCTGAGGTACTGGATATTCTTTCCAGGGTGCCGGCCACCGCTTTCTCGGTACCGCAGTATCGGGAAATCTACACAGGGATCTGCCGTCAGGCGCGTGGAGCCGGCGTTATTGACCCTGTACTGCTCTGCGAAAACATGCCAAAGCACAGCGCAATTATTCTGGACTCGAGCCGTATCGCTTGGGCTAAGTCGGCGCTTGTATCCTACGTTTCCACGCTGGAGCGTAACGCGGCAGTTCGCGACGCTGAAGCTGTGATTGAACGGGCGCTGGCAGATCTGCGTAGTGCTCACAATGGTGATGCGGCTTTATCGGCATTCAGGGCTGCACAGAACAGCATTGCCGCAATTTCTCTGGAAGAAAAGACCGTTCAGCCAGTTCATATCGACGACATTCTTCCTGCTGTGGTGGATCGGGTAGATGCGCGCAACCGTGGGCTTGAAGAAGCCAGAAGCCTCATGACAGGTATCGAAGAGCTGGACGCAAAGACTGGCGGCATTGAACCAACAGACCTGGTGTTTATCGCTGCGCGGCCGTCGATGGGTAAAACTGAATTGGCGCTGGATATCATCGACAAGGTTTCTGAGCAGGGCCGTGGTGTGCTGTTCTTCAGCATGGAAATGCCAAACATCCAGATCGGTGAGCGAATGGTATCTGCTGCCGGCGGTATGTCGGTTTCACGCCTGAAAAAGGCTGCTGATTTTGATGATGAGGACTGGGCCAGGCTGACAAACGGTGTAGAACGGCTGACTGGTCGTAGCATCTGGATGGTTGATTCCACCGATCTGACAGTAGATCAGATTCAACAGATAGCTACCCGCCTGCAACTGGCGCATCCGGAAATAGCGCTGGTGGTGGTGGATTATCTGGCACTCATCAAAATCGAAAGCACTGCACGATATGACCTTGCCGTCGGCGAGGTGTCAAAAGGACTAAAACGTCTGGCTAAATCTAATAAAACGCCGGTGCTTGCCCTGAGCCAGCTTTCTCGTGGCGTTGAGTCGCGGCCCAATAAGCGACCGATGAACTCAGACCTCAAAAACTCGGGTGAGATCGAGGCAGATGCTGATCTGATCATGATGCTTTACCGCGACGAAGTTTATAACCCTGAGTCTCCAGCGAAAGGGATCGCGGAAATTAACGTGACCAAACAGCGAAACGGTGAACTAGGCACGATTTACCGTCGATTCTATAACGGGCACTTCCTGCCAATTGACCAGGAGTTAGCAAAGCAGCGTTCGGCGCCACAGCAGAAAACTCAAACCAGACGATACGCAAAAGATAGGCAATCCAGCAATGCAGACTATTAAAACCATTAAAACAGCGGGGGCAAGCGCATGAAACTGGAAGCATCACTCAAACATTTTAGTCCTCAGGGAATGCACATCAGCGATGACGTGAAAGGAACTTCTCCGGATCGCCTTACAGGAACAGATGTAATGGCGGCGATTGGCACCACCAGCAGCCGTGCGCGCTTCGGCCTGGCGGCGTTCTTCGGTAAAGCGGGAATCAGCAAAACGGATGAACAGCTCGCAGTTCAGGCACTGGCGCGATATGCGATGGATGTCGCACCGAAGAATGTTCGCAAAGCAGCTGGTGGCCAGTTCGGATGGTGTATGCAGATGTTGGCACAATTTGCCTTTGCTGATTACTCACGTTCAGCGGCTACCAGCGTGACGTGTCACAGTTGCAGTGGTACCGGACGAACAACTCGCGAGCAGATTACCCGCAAGGTTTCGTACCCATGGGGTAAAGCTCCATGCTGGGCCTGCCGCTCTCGTGCTGTTCGACCGTCTGACTGGGAGCAGTGGACAGAGGTAACAGAGGTTGTACCGGCGGTCTGTGATGCTTGCGAAGGCAAGGGAACGATCAGCGCCCGTTGTCGTTGCGGCGGTAAAGGCGAGGTTCTAGACCGCAAGGCCACAAGCGAGCGCGGCGCTCCGGTGTTTAAAACCTGCGAGCGCTGCAGCGGAAATGGATTTTCTGCAATCTCCTCGGCGACGGTACACCGTGCCATTCTGAAGCGTCTCCCGGACCTCCATCAATCATCATGGTCACGCAACTGGAAACCCTTCTATGAAATGCTGGTGGACACTCTGCGTCAGGGGGAGCGTCACGCAGCAGTGGAATTTGAGAAGGCGACAACTTATTAATATGATCGGAGAAAATGGCGACACTTTTTTGCACGTTAGTGTTGACTTTGCATAAAACTGTCCTGTATGCTTCTGATTATGGAGTATAACGCCTGTAGATAATTCACTCCGAAAAGCCCGCCATGTTGCGGGTTTTTTTTTCAGGGTCAGAAGCACAGAGGTTGTGCGTTCGGCTGTTAACCGAATGGTCGAAGGTTCGAATCCTTCCTGTCCCGCCAAATTCGCCGGTCTAGTTCAGTGGCAGAACGGCAGCCTTGTAAGCTGCGCGTCAGAGGTTCGATTCCTTTGCCCGGCACCAGAACCCACTACCTGGGACCCTTCGGCCAGAGAGCCTACATTGCCTTACCCTCATCTTCCCGGCCTGTCGCCGGGTTTTTTTCGCGCTTCGCATGCGCTCCCCATTAACGTCGAACCGTTCACTTTGAAATGAGCCTTTGAGGAAGTCAGTTAGTGCTGGCGAGCCTCGACGGGCTGATTTCCTATGCGGCAAAGGTTCATCTCAAAGAAGGCAAACGCCATGTTAAAAGATCCTTCCAAGGAAGAGATTGAAAAATACTTCTTTTGCGACCCAGATGTCGGGAGCATTGTCAGGATAGCCAACTCAAGTACAGCAAAGGCCGGGGAAAACCCAATTTATGTTAACAAGTGTGGTTACCACATGGTCAGCGCTCTGGGTCAGGTGATTGGCCTACACCGAATAGTTTGGATCGTGGCGAAGGGATCTATCCCTGAAGGTATGGAAATTGACCATATCAACGGCGACAAGAGCGACAACAGAATTACAAATCTGCGCCTTTGTACGCCAACACAGAACAGGCAAAACAAGACCAAATATAAAAACAACAAATCTGGCTTTAAGGGTGTTCATTTCGAATCCTCTCCACGGATTAAAAGACCATGGCGAGCAAGGATTGTTGTTAATAAAAAGGCTATCAGCTTGGGAAACTTTATGACCAAGCATGAGGCTCATGAGGCCTATCAAGAAGCAGCCAAAAAATACTTTGGCGAATTCAACAGGTCATAACTTCAGGCAGCAGACAATCAATTCCAGATGCCCCGTAGCTATCGTGTCTGACGGCCTTTCCCACTACACGAACAGCACCCGCTAACTACGCGAGGTGAGAGCATGTATCGCATGGAAAAAATAACCACTGGTGCTGCCTATGGCGCTTCAGCCGGGAGCATCCTAAACGGCATGCTTAATGCCTACAGCCCCGAGCAGTGGAACGCTATCGGCGTGCTGGTGGGTATCATCATTGCCGTACTGACGTATCTGACAAATCTCTATTTCAAGATCCGCGAAGACAACCGACGCAGCAGGAGCCGAGATGAACCCAACGTTGAGGAATAAGCTGGTGGGTGCCATCGTTGGCGGATCCGGAGCAATCACCCTTGCTGCAGTAATGCTGGGCAATGCGGATGGGCTGGAAGGGCGGCGTTATTACGCCTATCAGGATGTGGTCGGCGTCTGGACTGTTTGCGATGGGCACACCGGTGCCGACATTCGCCGCGGTCACCGCTACACCGACAAAGAGTGCGACAACCTCCTGAAGGCGGATCTGCGAAAAGTGGCAAATGCTATCGACCCGCTGATCAAGGTTCGTATCCCTGAGCCTACCCGTGCAGCGCTTTACTCCTTTACCTACAACGTTGGCTCTGGTGCTTTTGCCAGCTCGACGCTGCTGAAGAAGCTGAACTCCGGAGACGTGCCGGGGGCATGCAAAGAACTGCGACGCTGGACGTATGCCGGTGGCAAGCAGTGGAAGGGGCTGATCACCCGGCGCGAGATTGAGCGTGAAGTCTGCGAGTGGGGCCAGAAATGAGCCGATTAACCGCAATCATCTGCGCTGTCGTTATCTGCCTGCTGGTTTCCATGGCCTGGGCGATTAACCACTACCGCGACAACGCCATCACCTACAAAGACCAGCGCGATAAGGCGACGGTCAGGGCCGACACATCAGAGGCGATCACCAATAACGTGATCACCACGATGAACCTCATTCGCGATATCTCACAGGCTACCCAGAATGCAAAGAACGAACTGGCCAAAAAAGGCGAAACGCGCATTGTCTACATCAGGCAGGCGCTTGAAGGCGATCCGTGCGCTAACCAGCTTGTTCCTTCTGCCGCTGCTGACAGCCTGCGGGAATACGCAGACAGTTTACGTCCCGGCTCCAGTGGTTCCGATAAGCGCTGACCTGACAGCAGACACGCCGATCCCCGGAATGGCTATTCCGTTCACGTGGCAGGCAAGTCTTGAGTTAAACGCTCAGCTCTATACGGCGCTGGGGCAGTGCAATCTGGATAAAGCGGCAATCCGCAAAATCGAAGAGGAAAGGCAGCATGCAAAATAGTCAATGTACTCAGGGTTTCGATAACCCATCCAAGTTCCGCGAGGAATGGGATAAGCAGACCCAAGGGAAATAGAGCCTCATCCATGAGGCTCTGACACAGTCTCTCCTCTGGACTTTAAACGTAGAAAACTCGTTTAGTCTCGCAACGACAGGTGTTTACTGAGCGTCTGTGGTATAAAATATCCTCCTAATTTAAAGGGGGTTTTCATGTTTCAAGTAATCTGCTCTTGGCCTTGGTCAACTATATGGGCGGCGGTATCTGCAATATTTACAGCTGCAACTGCGGGCGTAGCATGGTGGGCAATGCGTGTTTGGCGCCAACAGGAGGCTTTAAAAGCTAAAATGGCTCTTAAAATGGCAGTGGCTGAATATTCAAATGCATTATCACAGCTACCTGTAAACCTTGCCTCTCCGCAAATCCGTATCGAGAAAAGGCCTGAAGTAAGAGATCTAAGAATTAAATTAAATGCCGTTATGAATTCATTTCTTGTATGTGAACACATGCTGGAGAGATATCCACGTGTAGTCAGTTGCTGCCGTTCTTTGCCTGAGACCCACAAAGAATACGTTATGGGAAGGGATAACAATATCCAGGTGAAATACATTTGCCACCTTCTTCTTTCGCAACCATTTGTTTTTAAATAAAAGCGTGATTATCAGGCACTACAAGATAAATAGATTGGCTTATCAATAGCTAAAACCATCTTAAACGTTAATTTTCCATTACGCTGACAGCCCCAATATATCCTCTTATCCTCTACGGGTGATAAATATTAACCATCCCCTATAGGGGATAAAATGATCTTTGCAGTAGCGTAACTCCTCTTTGCGCATCGCACGCGCACATCAAAGAAAGTCTTTCAGCTGTGAGCCTGGGCAAACCGTTAACTTTCGGCGGCTTTGCCGTGCGACAGGCTCACGTCTAAAAGGGTAGTAAACATGAAAAAAACTTTAAGCCTAAAAGATGCAATGCGTAGCCTTCACGTTATCGAAACCGATGAAGGAATCGAACTACAAAGCGCGGCTGGCACGGCAAAATATGATGCGTGGGGCGCACGCCGTGAGGTGAATGGTATCCCAGAGTACTTTCCCTCCTCTGTCACGGTAAATAAGCGTCCGCAAGCGCTAGTGGATGATAAAGGACCATCTGTACCTGATGACTCATGCGCACCATTGGTACGCACAATGAAGCTTCGTGTTGAGCTGGACACATCAGGCGCACAACAGGCTGTTGACGAACTGGATGACAAAATCCGTAACAGCGATGCATTCAAAGTCCTGAAAGATGGCTGGACTTTCGAAAAGAACGGGGTGCTGATTATTAATAACGGCGAGGTGTTCGTTACCGATGCGAAGATCGACGATGCCGTATTGTCTAAGAGCTACAGCGTTAAATTAAACGTCGCCGGCAAAGGCAAGCCGCACGAAGCTGGCATGACCCTCGGTGTTGAAGGTGAGAATAGCAAGGTTGAGTTTCTGGCCGATCGCTATAAGGTGCATGAAGCCGCTCAATCAGCAAGCAATAATGAAAAGACGACATTCAATGTTGGTTTGTCTTTTGGTGGCTTCCCTAGAGCAATTAGTCATGATAAGGCTAATCCCGCTGATGGTAATAATGCCACCAAAACCAGCCTCAATGATGAGATGTGCGAAGCCATTATCTCCGCCGTACGCGAAAGCGATTTGTTCGCAGCCCTCCAGGCAAAGATTGATGCGCAAACAGCTTCAGTAGTTGGCTTGCAACAGGCGATGCACGAAGCGGTGAACGACGCTCTTCGCAATGCGCTCAAGCCAGGCGGCATCCTCTGGAATACACGGTCGAGTGGACTCTGAGGGAGGATGTATGCGTATCACTGTATTGGATGACGATCCGGGGCGGAAAATTAATCTCGCTCGGGAACGATATAAAGTCTATATCAATGGCGTTGAAGTTAAGCACGTATTCACTGCTGATGATGAAAAAGGCGAGGTAATTGCCGCCGTGACCGATGAGCGCGGATACATTAAGGCGGAGTACGGCGAAGTGAAGCGACAGACGCTTTACGGGAAGGTAACCATTAAGCGTCAATAAGCCCCGATGGAGAAATTATGCAGGTCACTATTGATGGTGTCCCGTTTGTTCCTGCCTGCGCTTCAGTATCACGGATTGGCATTGCCATCACTACCCACAACCGGCCAGACGTTTTAACGCGCGCCATTGAGCAGCACATGAAGCATCTGCCAGCCGGTGCGCTGGTGGTTGTTATCGATGATGGTTCGAAACCTGCCGCTGTAGTTCCAGACGGCGTACAGAAGCTTCGCCATGAAATATCACTCGGCATTGTTGCTTCGAAGAACGCCAGCCTGTCAGCCCTGATGGATGCCGGGTGTGAGCATCTGTTTTTATGGGATGACGACGCCTGGCCGATCGCCGATAACTGGCATCTTCCCTACATCGAATCACCAGAGCCGCACCTGGCTTATCAGTTTCTGGATCTGGCCGGGCGCAATAAGCTGAACGACATGGCGGAGCTGTACCGTGATGATAAGCATGTTGCTTACACCGGTCAGCGCGGGGTGATGCTTTATTACCACCGCAGCGCCATCGAGAAGGTGGGCGGATTCGATCCGGTTTATGGTCGCGGCATGTACGAACACAGCGACCTCGCCCTGCGCATCCATAATGCTGGCCTGACGACATGGGCTTACGGTGATGTGGTCGGTTCAGAAAAGCTGATTCATTCTCTCGATGAGCATGAGGCAGTGGAGCGTTCGGTACCGAAACCAGACAGGCAGGCGCTGGTGGAACGTAACGTTAAAATTCACAACGAACGGCGTGATGCCGAGTTTACCGGTTACGTTGAATACCGCCAGCAGCGAGACGTGGTTATCACTACGCTACTGACTAGTCAGCCCGACCCGCAGCGCGGTACGAAAATGACCGCCTCTCCTGACATGCTGACCAGGTGGGCGGCATCGCTTCGGAATTGTGGACGTATTGCGCTGGTGGATGAGCTGCATACGGCACCGGCAGACGTTGAGCTGTACCGCGTCCCTGACGTGAAGATGAATGTCTACTTTCGTCGCTGGCTGCACATCTGGCAGCACCTGCACGATCACCCTGAATACCGGTTCGTCTGGTGTACTGATGGTACCGATGTCGAAATGCTTCGCGCGCCGTGGGAAGAAATGGAAGCCGGAAAGGTGTATGTCGGTTCAGAACCAAAGACCTACGCCGACACCTGGGCAAAGCAGAATCATCCAGAGCGTATCTATCAGGAGTTCATTGAAGCGCACCGAAACGATGTAATGCTTAACGCTGGCCTGCTGGGTGGCAACCGCGCTGATGTAATGTCGTTCGCTCACGGCATCATCCGTCTTTACTACCGGATCGAGAGTTATCGTTTCTGGAAGAAAGAACAGGCTGGCGCCGCGGTAGGTGACATGCTGGCGTTCGGTATCGTTGCGCAGTCATTTGCTGACAGGCTGGTCACCGGCCCTCTGGTTCACACCGTTTTCAAAACTGAGGGCATCGGCACAGAGTGCGCCTGGTGGAAACATAAATAAGTGAGGATAGTTATGAAGCAAAACAAAGATATTGATGTATCTAAAAAAAATGAACATCCGCAAAAAGCGGTCCAGGATCGGACCGCTTGCATGCAAATCTCTAAAGATGAGATTTTAATCAAAATTAACAGTGTTAATTTTGTCCGTCTGTTAAGGTTTTAATCATAAGTCCAATTTGAGCTAATACATTTTGTGTTGCTGCCTGACCTTCATTCTGAACGTATACACGGTCAATATTGGTTAAAAGTTTCTCAGCAAACCCTGGCATCTCGTCATTTAATGTTCTTGCCAAGACTGCGTAAGCAGCTTGCATAGAATATATGGCGGTTTCGTTATCGGGCAGAGGCATTGTGGTGGAAATTAATTCTTCAAACCTGTAAGTCATTTCATTCCCTTAAAAAGAGGTAATCAGCCATCCCTCTTCATTGAGTGCGCCAGTGTCCCACCACTGACGGGCTGAATGCTTACCTTAACCAGGGTTAATGCAAAGTAACACCCTGATATTCAAACAGTAGCCGCCATCGTGCGGCTTTTTTTATGGAGATTTGCTGGTGGCTGAAGAGATTAAGTTTGTGGTGGTAGGTCATCACGCCAGACGGCAGCAGGCTGAGGCGTTGGCCTCGGCTTTAGGCGCACATTTGCTGATTGATGACGGTAACCACGGTGCGAACTGGAATCATCGGCGTGCGCTTGAGTGGACAGCAGAACAAACCTGCCGGGTAGTTGTTGTTGAAGATGATGCGATGCCAGTGGACTTGTTCTTCACTTCAGTCACGAGCTGGCTTAACCGCTTCCCGGAATCGCTGGTGAGTTTTTACCTGGGCACTGGCCGACCACCACAGTATCAGATGCAGGTAGCCGAACGTCTGATTGTTGCTGACAAGACACGGTCTGACTTCATCACGCTGCCGCGCCTTATACACGGCGTGTGCTACAGCGTACCGCCTCAGCATATTGAACGAGTCCTTTCTCGATGGGACAGCAGTAAGCCAGCCGACTATGCAGTCGGGGATGCCTATGGCGGCGCGGTGGTTTATCCGTGTTACTCGCTCGTGGATCATGCTGATGGTGAGCCTGTTGAGCGTCACCCTGACTCAGCGCCACGTACAGAACGCCGCCGGGCGTGGAGGTTAGCTTGATGCCTGCGTTAATACCGAGAGCATGCCGCAAGCGTGGCTGCCCTGGCACAACCACTGATCGCTCAGGCTATTGTCCCCAGCACCTTAACGAAGGCTGGCAGCAGCATCAGCGAGGACAGAGCAGACATCAGCGAGGCTATGGCAGCAAATGGGACAGGCTGCGCCCAATCGTTCTCGACAGAGACAAATACCTTTGTCAGGAATGCCTGCGAAATGGAAGGTATACACCCGCTGAGACGGTGGACCACATCAAGCCGAAAGCTCACGGCGGTACTGACGATCTCTCTAATCTGGAATCAATTTGCCGCGGCTGCCATAAAGCCAAGACAGCACGCGAGCGCCTGAACAGAAATTAAGTAACGAGGTGAAGATGACTGAATCGAAACATGGTTCAGGGCTTCCGCACGCCCATGCTGCCTGCATAGTGGATGGATGCGAATTATCGGTACGATCCCGTAACAGCCACTACTGTGAAAAGCACTACATGCGCGTCCGGCGTCATGGAACGACAGAGAAGCTCAGCACAAGAAAGGATGGCAAGCTGGAGCACACTGGCGGATATCTGCTGGTGTATGCGCCCGATCATCCTTTGGCATGTGGGAGTCCTCGTGTTTACGAGCACCGGAAAGTCTATTACGACAAACATGGGGCTGGACCGTTCCGTTGTCACTGGTGTGCAAAAACCGTTGGCTGGGACACCCTTCACATCGACCACCTCGATGACTGTAAGACCAATAACGAGCCTGACAATCTTGTGCCAAGTTGCCCTGTGTGCAATCAGAAGCGAGGCGTAGACAAGATGAGAAGGACAATGCGAGAGAAATCCGATCGCAGATATACCGCTCATGGTAAGACGATGTGCCTTAACGAATGGGCTGATTACCTGGGGATTTCGAGAAACTCGATTGAATATCGACTGAAGGCGGGCTGGGACATCAGTAAGGTGTTCAGCCCACGGATTGGTAACAGTGGTCCCCCGAGCCGGAAACTGGCGAAAATCGTGCCTGAGTCGGTTAAATGATATCAGCTCTCATTTGCGCAGTCTGGGGGAGGGCGGGTAAAAACCTCAGGGAAATCAGCCTAAAGGACCGCCGCCTAACCTCTTTTCACATCGCCGCAGGTTAGAAAACTTTTTTATGGGGTCCCCCATTCGATGATTAATAGGAGTTTTCGATTATGTCTGGACCACCGAAAACCCCGACCCATCTACGTTTGGTGAGGGGTAACCCATCTAAACGCCCGATCAATGAGAACGAACCAAAACCCCCTTCAGGGGTACCCCCAACGCCGAAGCATTTCGACAAGCAGGGCAAATACTGGTTTAAACGGATGGCCGACGAGCTTGATGCTATCGGTGTGATGTCTCAGCTTGATGCCAGAGCCCTTGAGCTGCTGGTTGAGGCCTATACCGAATACCGGCATCACTGCGACACGCTTGAAGTTGAGGGCTACACCTACCGGACCGAAACGCAGAACGGTGATGTGCTGATCAAGGCTCATCCCGCCGCCATCATGAAAGCTGATGCCTGGAAACGTCTGCGCGCCATGCTTGGTGAGTTCGGTATGACGCCCGCCAGTCGCTCGAAAGTGAATGCAAAAGGCCCTGATGCGGTTGATCCGCTGGCCGAGTTTATGAAAGCGAGGGATTAATGGCTAAGGTTGCAGAAGGCATCCGCTACGCCGAGAGGGTAGTGGCGGGGGAAATTATTGCCTGTGAGTATGTGCGCCTTGCCTGTCAGCGTTTTCTTGACGATCTGGCACACGGCGAAGAGCGCGGTATTTTCTTCAGTGAACCGCGCGCGCAGCACATTCTGAATTTCTATAATTTTGTACCTCACGTAAAAGGCGCACTGGCAGGGCAGCCTATTGAGCTGATGGACTGGCACGTTTTCATCCTGATTAATATTTTTGGTTTCGTGATCCCGCTGGTTAACGAGGAAACGGGAGAAACCGTTTTACGTAACGACGGCAGCGGTCGTCCAGTAATGGTTCGGCGCTTCCGTACAGCAGATGTTGAGGTGGCCCGTAAAAATGCCAAATCAACGCTTTGCTCCGGCGTGGGGCTTTATATGGCTGGTGCCGACGGCGAGGGCGGTGCGGAGGTTTATTCCGCTGCAACCACCCGTGACCAGGCACGAATTGTTTTTGAAGACGCGAAGAATATGGTCAAGAAGGCGAAAGCCACGCTTGGGCGGATCTTCGAATTCAACAAGCTCGCTATTTACCAGGAGCAAACGGCCTCTAAGTTCGAGCCATTGTCATCAGATGCGAACAACCTCGATGGTCTGAACATCCACTGCGCTATCGTCGACGAGCTGCATGCTCACAAAACCCGTGACGTCTGGGACGTTCTGGAGACGGCAACCGGCGCACGTCTGCAATCGCTGCTTTTCGGTATCACCACCGCCGGTTTCAACAAAGAGGGCATCTGCTACGAATTGCGTGATTACGCCATCAAGGTGCTGCGTGGGCTGGTAAAAGACGATACGTTTTTTGCCATTATCTACACCTTAGATGAAGGTGACGATCCCTTTGATGAAAAAGTCTGGCAGAAGGCGAATCCGGGGCTGGGTATCTGTAAGCGCTGGGATGACCTGCGCCGCCTGGCTAAAAAAGCGAAAGAGCAGGTTTCGGCCAGAATTAACTTTTTCACCAAGCACATGAATATCTGGGTTACCGCTGAGTCAGCCTGGATGGACATGATGAAATGGGAGAAATGCGAGTTTATCGCCCCGCAGCACGAACTTAAAACCTATCCTTCCTGGGTGGGCGTTGACCTGTCAAACAAAATTGATATCTGTGCGGCCGCGAAAGTCTGGCGGGCGCCAGATGGCCACGTTCATGCGGATTTCAAATTCTGGCTACCGGAAGGACGCCTTGAGAAATGTTCACGCCAGATGGCAGAGCTCTATCGTAAGTGGGCCGGGATGGACAAGCTGATCCTTACCGACGGTGATGTAATCGACCATGCTCAGATTAAGGAAGAGCTACAGCTGTGGGTTGCTGGCGAGAGCCTGAAAGAAATTGGCTTCGACCCGTGGAGTGCGACGCAGTTCAGCCTTGCGCTGGCAGAAGAAGGGTTGCCGCTGGTGGAAGTGCCGCAGACGGTTCGCAATTTCTCTGAGGCGATGAAAGAGGTCGAAGCGCTGGTATACGGTGGCCGCTTCCATCACAGCGATCACCCGGTGATGAACTGGATGATGTCCAACGTAACCGTCAAACCTGACCGGAACGAGAACATTTTCCCGAATAAGTCCACACCAGAGGCCAAAATTGATGGCCCTGCGGCTTTGTTCACAGCAATGAGCCGCGTTCTGGTTAACGGTGGCAACGACCAGCAGGATCTCTCCGGATTCTTCAATAATCCCATCATGGTAGGTTTCTGATGAAAAAAAACAAACGGCCAGGCAGGGTTAAAAGTGCTCTGCTTAACTGGCTTGGTGTGCCTATCAGCCTGACTACCGGCACATTCTGGGAGGAATGGTTTGGTACCAGCAGCAGCGGAAAGGTGGTAACGGCCGATAAAGCCATCCAGCTATCGGCTGTGTGGGCATGTGTAAGACTGTTAAGCGAGTCTATTTCAACCCTTCCGCTGAAAATATACGTTCGACAGCCTGACGGTTCGCGTAAAGCGGCAACCGATCATCCGGCCTATTCGATACTGTGCCGCCGACCCAATTCAGAAATGACACCATCACGCTTTATGTTGATGGTGGTCGCCAGTATTTGCCTGCGCGGGAACGCCTTCATTGAGAAGAAATTCATCGCAAACCGCCTGGTTTCGCTGGTGCCTTTGCTGCCGCAGAACATGGTGGTTAAACGTCTCACGACCGGGGCGCTGGAATACAAATACACTGAAAACGGTAACGAGCGCGTCATTCCCGTCAAAAACATCATGCATATTCGCGGGTTCGGTCTGGATGGCGTTTGCGGCATGATGCCGATGAAGACTGGACGGGATGTGATCGGTTCTGCGATGGCGGTAGAAGAGTCTGCGGCAAAAATATTCGAGCAAGGGTTACAGAGTTCTGGCTTCCTGACAGCGGAGCAAGCATTAAACGATGAGCAGAGGGAAAGGCTCCGGAAATACATGGCAAAGTTCACCGGTTCAAAGAATGCCGGAAAAATAATGGTGCTGGAGGGAGGGCTCAAGTACCAGGGCGTTACCATGAATCCTGAAGACGCCCAGATGCTGGAAAGCCGCTCATTCAGTATTGAGGAAATCTGCCGCTGGTTTCGGGTGCCTCCTTTCATGGTTGGCCACACCACGAAACAAAGCAGTTGGGCATCTAGCCTTGAGGGCATGAACCTGCAGTTCCTGACTCATACTCTTCGACCGCTGCTGGTGAATATTGAGCAGGAAATTGGCCGGTGTTTACTCGACAGCGATGATGAAGTGTTTGCAGAGTTCTCTGTTGAAGGTCTACTGCGAGCCGATAGTGCAGGTCGCGCGGCATACTATACCAGCGCGCTTCAGAATGGCTGGATGTCCCGTAATGACGTTCGTCGTCTTGAGAACATGCCACCGATTGAAGGGGGCGACATTTACACGGTTCAGCTCAACCTGACGCAACTGAAAAACCTTGAAAGCAACAACCCTGCTGTTCAGGCCCTCGCCCTGCGAGAGCTGCATAACCACGTATTCCCTGACATTTCCTTTGAACAATCTCCGCTGAAACAGGCCGCTTAGGAGCACTTTCCTGATGAGCAAAAAACAACTTCCGGTAGCACCGGCGGGTCGCCCCTGCGCGCGCGTTACCTGTGAAACATTACCGTCCGCACTGGACCGCTGGGACGGCGGAATCAAAGCGGCGGCCACCGACGATAACAGCATTTCTGTTTTTGATGTTATCGGGCAGGACTACTGGGGCGAAGGGGTAACAGCTAAACGTATTGCCGGTGCGCTTCGGGCAATGAACGGTGCCGACGTCACGGTGAATATCAACTCGCCGGGCGGCGACATGTTCGAGGGGCTGGCTATTTATAACCTGCTCCGCGAATACGAAGGCCGTGTAACGGTGAAGGTGCTGGGCATTGCCGCCAGCGCCGCCTCAGTCATTGCGATGGCCGGGGATGATATTCAGATCGGTCGTGGTGCCTTCCTGATGATCCACAACTGCTGGGTCTACGCGATGGGTAACCGCCATGACTTTGCGGAACTGGCACAGTCTCTGGAGCCATTCGATAACGCTATGGCAGACATCTACGCGGCGCGTTCCGGCCTTGATATGGCAGCTGTTCAGAAACTGATGGATGCCGAGAGTTATATCGGTGGCAGTGACGCTGTGGCGAAGGGACTGGCAGACAGCCTTCTTTCTGCTGATGCGGTCAGCGATGGCGATGAATCACCCGCGGCCGCGCTTCGAAAACTTGATGCGCTGCTGGCTAAAACCAACACCCCGCGCTCTGAGCGCAGAAAACTCATTAAAGCCTTATCCGGTGGCATGCCTGGCGCTGTCACCACCAACGACGGTACGCCGGGCGCTGCCGAAGATATCAAACCTGAAACCCTCAATTCACTTGAAAGCGCTCTTGCGGCGTTAGTCAAATAAGGACCCTTTATGTCTGAAGTAAACGAAATTCTGAAAAAAGTCACTGCCAGCATTGAAGATGCAACCAGCAAATTCAACGCGAAAGCAGAAGAGGCACTGACCGAAGCGAAAAAGAATGGTCAGCTCTCAGCTCAGACCAAAGATGTTGTAGATAAAATGGCGACAGAGCTCAATGCTCTTAAGGAAGCTGAAAAAACCCTTAAGGCCAGCCTTGGTGAGCTGGAACAGCATGTTGCCCAAATGCCATTGAACAACGCTGCTAAAGTTACCGAAACTGTTGGACAGGTGGTGATTAATAGCGAGGCGTTGAAGGCCTTTGCCGCGAGCGTTGAAGGCAATAAGCGCGTAAGCGTCCCAGTTCACGCGGCCTTGCTTTCTACAGATGTTGCAGATGGCGTGGTTGAACCACAGCGACTGCCTGGCATCGACACTGCACCAAAACAGCGTCTCTTCATTCGTGATCTGATTGCGCCTGGACGCACATCTTCACCGGCTATTTTCTGGGTGCAGCAAACGGGCTTTACCAATGCAGCGAAAGTCGTTGCAGAGGGGACTGCCAAACCTTACAGCAATATTGAATTCGCGACTAAAATCACGCCGGTGACAACCATCGCGCACATGTTTAAGGCATCCAAGCAGATCCTTGACGATTTCGCTCAACTCCAGTCTACGGTTGACGCTGAGATGCGTTACGGCCTGAAATATGTTGAGGAACAGGAAATCTTGTTCGGCGACGGAACTGGTGTGCACCTGCACGGCATCGTTCCTCAGGCCTCAGCATTCGACCCGGCATTTTATGTTGAGAGCCAGAACGGGATTGATGATCTGCGCCTGGCAATGCTTCAGGCTCAACTGGCTCGTTTCCCTGCATCTGGCCACGTTCTGCACTTCATCGACTGGGCGAAAATTGAGCTCACGAAAGACAGTCTGGGCCGCTATATCCTGGCTAACCCGGCATCTCTGACTGGCCCTACGCTTTGGGGGCTTCCGGTGGTAGCAACTGAGGCAGCAGCTTTCCAGGGCAAATTCCTGACAGGCGCATTCAATGCCGCAGCTCAACTGTTCGATCGTGAAGATGCCAACGTGGTTATCTCCACCGAAAACGCCGACGACTTCGAGAAAAACATGATCTCCATTCGCTGCGAAGAACGTCTGGCGCTGGCTGTGAAACGCCCTGAGGCGTTCGTGTACGGTTCATTCAGCACCGGTTCCGGTAGCTAATAAACACTGCGGCCTTCGGGCCGCTTTTACAGGTGGGAAAATGAAACTGATTGCACTCAAACCGATTTATTTCGGCGGTACCGTCGTTACTGAAGGGCTTCCGCTGGAAACTCTGGAACAGCACGGGCGTGAACTCATTAAAAAAGGTTATGCGATGCTCGATGAATCAGATAATCCTGCAGAGCAGGAACAGCAGCAGGAACAGCAGCAGGAACAGCAGCAGGAACAGCAGCAGGAACAGCAGCAGGAACAGCAGCAGGAACAGCAGCAGGAACAGCAGCAGGAACAGCAGCAGGAACAGCCGGAAGTAAAAGTGGAAAAGAAGGCGAAAAAATAATGGTCGATCTTGATGTGGTGAAACAGCACTGCCGCATTGATACCGATTTTTCCGGAGACGATGCCCTGCTGACTTTATACACCGGTGCGGCTGCGCGTTACGTCCAGACATGGACAAGGCGAACGCTCTATGAAAATCAAAGTTCCCCTGGCTACGCAGACGACCCGGACCCGATTCTACTGAATGATGATGTTAAAGCGGCCATGTTACTGCTGATAGGTCACTGGTACGCGAATCGTGAATCTGTGGTTATCGGTGAGACAGTGGCTCAGGTTCCCTTCGCCGTAGAAGCTCTTCTTCAGCCTTACAGGATTTATGGCCTATGAGTTCTTTACGTGCTGGCGAGCTTAACAAACGCATCAGATTAGAGAAACTGGAAATTCAGCGAGGGCCGCTTGGCGAACCTCTCCCGTCAATCGCGGTGGTGGTTGCGACTGTATGGGCAAAGGCTGAAAACGTATCCAATCGAAAAATCCGCACAATCGACCAGCAGCAAGTAGTTGAAACCTGGCTATTCACGATCCGGGTTCGTCCAGACATTCAGGCTGACTGGAAAATAACGTGGAATGAAGAGGTCTTCACCGTACGCGCTGTTGACCGTAGCAATCCTGATCGATGTGTAATTACGGCTGAAAGGGATATACGACATGATAGAACAGGCAATTAAAACTTCGCTTGAACGTCTGTCCGGAATGGCTGTTTATCCTCTCCTGCTGCCAGACAACGAGCAAAACGGCATTACTTTTCAGCTGATTTCAGATCCGGATATCGAAAACGGCATGGTGCGCACAGGACTGATAGCTGGCCGCTTTCAAATCTCTATGTACAAAGTGGGTGATTACACCGGGCTGGTAAAACTGGATAAAGCTATCTGGACTCACTGGAAAGGCATTATCCACGGAGAGCTTGAAGGTTATCCGGTTCAATATGTTCAGCGTGGAAATATTCTGCAGGACAAGGTGACCCTTACCAGCAACCAAGTTCAGTACAGGCTCATCCGCGATTACGTACTTTATTTTTATGAGGAGTAATCATGATCCGCATGGAGGTGAAAGGGCTTCATGAACTCGAACGTCAACTCCTTGCCCTTGGTGAAAAGGTTGGTACGCAGGTTTTGCGGGATGCCGGGAAAGCGGCTCTTGAGCCTGTTCTTGAGGATATGAAAGCGCATGCTGGTTATGACGAATCAGCAAAAGATGAGCACATGCGCGATTCAATAAAAATCCGCTCATCTTCTTCGAAAGCTAAAGGCAATGCGGTTGTTTATCTTCGTGTTGGCCCGAGCAAAAAACACTTCATCAAAGCGCTGGCGCAGGAGATGGGGACCGTTAAGCAGGTCGCCAACCCCTTCATTCGTCCAGCGCTGGATTATCAGAAAGCGAAAGTTCTACGCATCCTTGCGATAGAAATACGCGACCGCATTGAAAACCATCGGTAGCGCTCGCTGCCACCTTCAAAGAGAGAGAAATTATGGCTGACAAAACTTCGCCAGAGTACGCGATGCTGCCTGCTGGCACCGTCGTTATGTGGGGCGCCGCGGGCAGCGACGTAGCAACAATGAAACCCCTCATCAACTGTAAAGCACTGGGTGCTACAGGTCAGACGGGCAGCTTTGTAGACTGCACTACGCTGATTGATACCAGCAAACAGTTTATTTCTGACCTGCCTGAAGGCCCGGAAAAATCGCTGGGCTTTATCGACGATCCAGCCAATCAGGACTTTGCCGATTTCCTCAACGCAGCAGAAAACCGAGAAACCGTACAGTTTTACGTTGAACTGCCAAACGGACGAACAGCGAATATGATCCTGGCGCTGTCCGGCTGGCAGATGAATGAAATCACCGCCCCGGCAAGTGAAGTCATTCAGATTACCGTTCAGGGAAAACAGAACAACATCACCTGGGGTACTGCAGCGGGCAGCTGATTACCAAAATTTTTATTGGCCGCCTTCTGGCGGCTTTTTATTATCTAACTCTCAGGAAAAACTATGTCTACTATCGATGTTTCTGCACTGAAATCAGCTCTTCTGAAGCCTAAAAGCGCCGTTGTTACCACAGAAATTTTTGGGACCACCGTTCATCTTCGCCGAATGACTGCTGGCGAACTTATCGATCATGAAGAAGCGCTGCGTGACAGTCAGATCGCTGAAGATGCCCGCAAAGCTTCAGAGCTCAGCGTACAGCTGATTGTCGACTGCCTCGTTCAGCCTGACGGCAGCCTTATCGCAACTGAAGACAAACCAACTGCAGCAGAGCTGCTGCAAGCGCACGACAACGTGGCGCTGCTGGACGCAATTGCCACCGTTAAAAAGCATGCTCTGGGCAAGCTTGAGGATGCGGAAAAAAACTAACCAACTCGCCCTGGCTTGAGCTGATTTTCTGGCTGGCTGACCGCTGGGGCGAGCCCGATCCGTCAAAGATAGCTTCACTCCCGGTAGAAACTCTCTACCACTGGCGCGCGTATTTCCTGCGTACCGGTGCTATTAGCCGTCCAGGCGAGGAGAGTGGGCCACCCCCTGAAACCCCGCCTCCCGCTGCAGTCAGTAATGTTGACGATCAGTGTGCGGCCGTTATGAGAGCATTAATGTAATGGCTGACGTTGCCTCCCTTGCCGTCGGGCTGCATCTCAACGCAGCCAATTTTAAATCTCAGCTGATGGGCGCATACGGCGATGCTGAGAACTCCTCAAAGCGTTTCAACCGTAACGCGCAAGAAGATGCTAAAAAGACAGACGAAGCCTATGCCAGGATGGGTAAAACCATTACCGGTGTTGCTGGTCGTCTGGCAGGTTTTGCTGGTGCCGGTTTGTCTCTTGGCGCAATCATCACGACAACCCGGGAATACGGGCAGGCTCTGTCCGATCTGTCAGCCATCACTGGTGCGACGGGAACTCAGTTAAAGACGCTCGATGAAGCGGCTCAGGAAATGGGGCGCAGCACTGAATACAGTGCGAGCCAGGCTGTGGAAGCTCTGAAGTTGATGGCGTCCGCTAAGCCTGAACTTCTTCAGACCGCAGGCGGGCTTACTGCGGCGACAAAGAGCGCGCTTACGCTTGCTCAGGCCGCAGGCTCAACTTTGCCTGACGCAACCCGTACTCTCGCCCTTTCACTTAATCAGTTCGGAGCAGGGGCTCAGGAAGCTGACCGTTATATCAACGTGCTGGCAGCTGGCGCCAAGTTCGGGGCATCCGAAATCGCAGATACAGCCGCAGCCATCAAAAATGGCGGTGTGGCCGCTGCACAGGCAGGAGTCGGCTTTGAAACGCTGAACGCAGCGATTCAGGTTCTTGCAGAGCGTGAAATCAAAGGCGGTGAAGCTGGTACCGCGTTAAGAAACGTGATCCTGTCCCTTGAGAAAGGCACTGACAAAACACTGAAACCTTCAGTCGTAGGTCTCAGTGGCGCGCTTGAAAACCTGTCGAAGAAAAATCTTTCTACCGCACAGGCTGTAAAGCTTTTCGGGGTTGAGAATATCAATGCGGCCTCCGTGCTGGTGGACAACCGCAGCAAACTTGATGCATTAACCCAGGCCCTCACCGGCACCCAGACTGCGCATGAGCAGGCCGCTATTCGCGTAAATAACCTGAATGGCGACATCATGGGACTGACCAGTGCGTTTGAAGGCATGATCATTAAGATTGGTCAAAGCAGTACTGGCCCCCTGCGCTCAGGCATTCAGTCAGTAACCGATGGAATAAACCTGCTCACAGATAATTTCAATGCTGTTGCAAGCGTAGCTTTGTACACATTGATCCCCGTTCTCTCGACAAAACTAACTGCAGGTCTTCGTGAAAACGTAAGCGCCTGGCAACAAAATCAGGCAGCTGTAAGAGCTGCGGCTGCGGCCCAGGCTGACGGTGCACGCAAAACGCTTGAAGCAACTGCCGCCACACTTAAGCGCAATGATGCCGAGTTTGGGTACTACCGCCAGATGGAGAAGACCGCCAGGCAACAAGGCCTGAACGTTAATTACCAGGGGGAGTTTAACCGGTTAATTCGAGAAGAAACCGAGCAAACGAATCTGGCAACCCGAGCGAAAATGCAGCTGGCTGCAGCAAATCGCCAGGTCTCAGTATCTGCTCGGGCTGCCTCGGTTGCCGTTGGACTTGCTCGCGGGGCTTTAGCACTGGTTGGTGGACCGTTCGGCGCAGCAATGCTGGCGGGTTCGGCGCTACTGTATTTTCATCAGCAGGCGAAGGATGCCCGGCAGTCAGCAATTAACCTCAAGGATGCTGTTATTGAGACTACTGCTGCGCTGATGCAGATGTCTGATAAACAACTGGCCGTTAAGCAGATTGACCTGCAAGACCAGTATGAAAATCAGGTCACCCAGCGCAACCAGCTGATCAAGGAGATTCAGGACGCAGACAGCAGGCTTGATAGTCTCGGTGGTTTTGACCCATTCCGACAGAAAAAAGGCGTAGAAGACAGTAAAAAACGAGCTGAAGCTGATCTCGAATCTGTGAATAAGGGGTTAGAAACTACGCAGTCTAATCTCGAGAACGTCAGCAAGGCGCGATTTTTGGTCCAGACAGGGATTGCAGATCAAGCCAAATCGCTTGCAAGTGATATCAAAACTATTTCTGCGGAGACGGCAAAGGCCGGTGAGGGTGTCACTACTCCGTGGACCGGTGAGGATACTCAAAAGGCCAAGAAGGGAACGGTTAATCAGTACCTTCAGTTGCGCAGGGAGATAGAAGAAGCTCATGCAACCAGCCTTGGGAAAATTGATCTTCAGGAAAAAGCCAGCCAGGAAAAACTGATCGCAGCTGCCCGTAAAAATGGAGCCACTGAGCAGGACCTGCAGCGCACGCTGCTGATGAATGCTGAGAATTACCAGAAGCAACGCGCAGAACTTGCTGAGCAGTACTCACCCGCGCGCTCGGCAATCAATCAGGAAAAGGAAGCAAGTCAGGAGCTGAAGTCTCTCTTTGATGCACGCTTGCTTACTGAAAAAGAGTACATGGCTGCGCGTGTCACACTTTCACAGGAAACATCCCGACAAATCCTACAGGCCCAGGCTAATGCTCTATCAGCGCCACGGCTTGAGCTTGCCGGGGACGTTGACCCGCTAGCCCAGCAAAGAAATCAACTCGTACAGCAGCAAAGCTTGATCGAGACCTATTATCGCAATGGAGCAGTAAGTAAGCAGCAGTACGAAATGCTGATGCAGAAGAGTAGTAAAGATTCTGCTGATGCTCAGTATCAGACCGCGCTGGAATTATATCGCTCACAGAGTGACTTCAATAATCTGGCGATCGGTCTGGTGGATGCTACCCGGGAGCGTACCACTAATGTTCTGACGGGGCTGTTGACTAAAACGCAGACCTTTAAAGAGGGCATGATCAACCTCTTCTCCACGCTTACTCAGTCGATAATTCAAAACCTCGTCGACATGGCAGCCCAGGCGTTGCTAACTAATACGATTCTGAGCTCAATCATGAGCGTAGGTTCGAGTGTGTTTGGAGCTGTTGGAGGCGGTGCGGCGGCCAGTTCAGGAACAGCCATTGCCGACTATGGCAGTAACTTCCAGTTCAACGCTAAAGGAGGCGTTTATTCCTCCTCAGATTTGAGCGCTTACAGCGGTCAGGTCGTAGATAACCCTACGTTTTTCGCATTCGCGAAAGGGGCTGGGGTAATGGGGGAGGCGGGACCAGAAGCGATTATGCCTTTGACCCGCGCAGCTGATGGTTCACTTGGCGTGCGTGCTGTAAATAGTGGTGCAGCGGGAGGTGACACGGCACCGAAGGTTTATATAAGCATCGATTCAAACGGTAACACATCGACACAGGCACCTGCAGGTCTGGAACAATTCGGTACCGATGTAGGCCGTTACGTCGATCAGCGATACAAGCAGAATGTCATGCGTGATATCCGACCTGGTGGTGATATCTGGAACGCAATGAAAGGAACCCGATAAACATGGCTATCGAAACTTTTACCTGGAGCCCCAGAGTCAGTCCGACACAAACCGTCTCATTCAGGACGAGAAGCGCCAAGTTTGGGGATGGCTACGAGCAGATCTCCGGCGATGGCCTCAATCCTCGCAGCCAGCAGTGGGAACTGAATTTTGTTGGGACTGAAGAATACGTTCAGGCGATCAAAACCTTTCTTGACAGGCATGGAGGAACAAAATCATTCCAGTGGAAACCTCCGCTTGAGCCGCTTGGGTTATATCGTTGTGCCGAGTATAAGCCCACTCCGATGGGAGGTGAGAACTACTCCCTTTCCGCAACTTTCCAACAGGCATTCAAACCATGAGTCTAAATGAAGATTATCAGAAGCTTGAGCCTGGCGATGAGGTCAGGCTTTACGAGGTCGATGGAACGGCCTTTGGAACAGGCGAGGTTCTGCGGTTTCACAGCTACAGTCTGGCACATACTGAAGCTGAAATTGTCGCGGCCGGGGGTGATGAAGATAAGCTTCCAGCTAAATCAATTTGGTGGCAGGGGGAGGAATACAATGCATGGCCATGTCAGATTGAGGGGATCGAAGCTTCTACTAGCGGGAGCAGCGCGCAACCAAAATTATCGGTAGCAAACCTTGATAGCTCCATCACAGCTCTTTGTCTTGCCTATGACGATATGCTGCAGGCGAAGGTGACTATCCATGACACGTTAGGCAAATATCTTGATGCAAAAAACTTCGCGGATGGCAATGCGACAGCCGATCCCACGCAGGAAAAATTGAAGATTTTCTACATCGATTCAAAGAGTAGTGAAAGTAATGAAGTTGTTGAGTTCACACTCTCAAGCCCGATGGACCTGCAGGGGAAAATGATCCCGACGCGACAGCTTCATTCCCTGTGTACCTGGTGCATCCGGAATAAATATCGCACCGGCGACGGCTGCGACTATGCCGGCACCCGCTATTTCGATAAAAACAACAACCCGGTGAGCGACCCGTCTCTGGACGAATGCAACGGCACGCTGACGGCCTGCAAACTTCGGTTCGGTGAAAATAACGAGCTTTCGCATGGTGGTTTCCCGGGCACGTCTTTGATCAGGAGTTAATATGCGTCAGAAAACCATTGATGCAATTATGGCGCATGCTGCAGCAGAATATCCTCGCGAGTGCTGTGGCGTGGTGGTGCAGAAAAGCCGTGTTGAACGATATTTCCCTTGTCGTAACCTCGCTGCAGAGCCGACGGAACATTTCCACCTCTCGCCAGAGGATTACGCAGCTGCTGAGGACTGGGGAACAGTGATCGCCATAGCTCACAGTCACCCTGATGCCACGACTCAACCGAGCGAACTGGATAAAGCGCAATGCGATGCAACGCTTTTGCCGTGGCACATCGTGAGCTGGCCGGAGGGGGATTTACGCACCATCCAGCCACGCGGAGAACTGCCGCTGCTGGAGCGTCCGTTTGTGCTTGGACACTTCGACTGCTGGGGGCTGGTAATGAGTTATTTCCGGCAAACGCATGGTATTGAGCTCCACGATTACCGGGTGGATTATCATTGGTGGGAAAACGACTATCCGGACAACTTCTACCAAGATTGCTGGTATGAGTGCGGATTCCGTGAATTCGACGGGCCGCCGAAACCCGGCGATATGGTGATCATGCAGGTCCAGGCTGATAAGTGGAATCATGCGGGAATTCTGCTGGAGGGAAATATGCTGCTGCACCACCTTTACGGACACTTGAGCCAACGCGTACCGTATGGAGGCTACTGGCAAGAGAGAACGATGAAGGTACTTCGCCATAAGGACCTGTGCTAACCTTTGCTCAAAACAAAGGAGCGAAACCATGAAACTTGCCTTGAGCATAATATTATTATCAACATCTCTGAATTTATTTGCAGGAACTGTAAACGATTACCTTGATCGCCACTCAGAAATTAAATCTAATTCAGTTGCAGCCACTTACGTTAACCATTACGCATTTATGATTGCGATGATGGAAGCGCAACAGAAGCATAATAGATCTGACAATGAGTTTATCACCGGATTAGTTTCAGACAACGGTGATGTATATGCAAAGCTAGCGGTTAAAAAGCTTGCTAATGACTGTTTAATACAGCGAAGTATCGGTCAATCTGGAGAGTTAAATAATAAAGAATGTAATATTATGATTCGAGCGAATAAAGCGGATTAATAAGCATTTAAAGAATAGAGGGTACGATGCAAGAGGTAATGACGCGAATTGAGCTAAGTGGCGAGCCGGGTAAAATTTTTGGAAAGATCCACCACCGCCTTATCAATAAAGTATCTGAAGCTGGAACGGCCCTCGCTAAAACCATTCCGGGCTTTGAAAGTTATATGATTAGTAGTAAAAGTCGTGGTCTAACCTTTGCCGTTTTCAAAGGGAAGAAAAACATAGGAGTAGATGACCTTGGCTTCCCCGTTACAGGTGAAGTGATCAGAATTGTACCTGTAATCATTGGGGGGAAAAAAGCTGGTGTGCTGCAAACAGTTTTAGGTGCTGTGTTGGTGGCCGCTGGTGCTGTGCTTAGCTTCACTCCATGGGCTGCAGCCTCACCATTTTTATATAAATTTGGTGCTGCAATGATGCTAGGCGGAGTTGTACAGATGCTTTCTCCTCAGCCATCAGGCATAGCCAGCAAACAAAGTGCAGATAACCGCGCATCCTATGCATTCGGTGGTGTTACAAACACTGCGGCACAGGGGTACCCGGTCCCTCTGCTATATGGTAAGCGTCTTATCGGCGGAGCGATTATTTCTGCCGGAATTTATGTCGAAGATCAGCAGTAGATAACTAACCTTTTTTCTGGCCACCTTCGGGTGGCTTTTTTTTATGGGCGCAATATGGCTACAGATAAAGTGTTAAAGGGCCGCAAGGGCGGCAGCTCCAGTTCACGAACCCCTACCGAACAGCCTGATGATCTGCAATCTGTAGCGAAGGCAAAAATCCTCATTGCGCTTGGCGAAGGGGAGTTTGCAGGGCAGCTAACCGGCAAAGATATCTACCTGGACGGAACGGCCCTGGAGAATGCTGACGGCTCCCAAAACTTTAGCGGCGTGACGTGGGAGTTTCGCGCGGGAACGCAGGCGCAAAAATATATTCAGGGTATTCCCGGTACCGAAAACGAAATCAGCGTAGGAACTGAGGTATCAAGCGCTACAGCCTGGACGCGCACCTTTACCAATACGCAGCTTTCAGCAGTTCGCCTGCGTCTGAAATGGCCCTCGCTTTTCAAACAGGAGGACGACGGCGATCTGGTGGGTTATTCGATCAATTATGCGATTGACCTGCAGACGGACGGCGGCACATGGCAGACGGTACTCAATACCAGCGTGACCGGCAAAACGACGTCTGGTTATGAGCGCAGCCACCGTATCGATTTACCGCAAGCTGGCAACACCTGGACAATCCGCCTGCGTAAGATTACCTCTGACGCCAACAGCGCGAAGATCGGCGACACGATGACGCTGCAGAGCTTCACCGAGGTGATTGACGCCAAACTACGTTACCCGAACACCGCGCTGCTCTACATCGAATTCGACTCAAGCCAGTTCAACGGCTCTATTCCCCAAATTTCATGCGAACCGCGCGGCCGCGTTATCCGCGTTCCAGATACCTACGACCCTGAAACCCGCACTTATAGCGGAACATGGACCGGTGCGTTTAAGTGGGCATGGACGGATAACCCTGCGTGGATTTTTTACGATCTGGTTGTTTCTGACCGGTTCGGCCTTGGGCACCGTTTGACCGCTGCGAATATTGATAAATGGACGCTTTATCAGGTTGCCCAGTATTGTGATCAGATGGTACCAGACGGCAAAGGAGGCAACGGTACCGAGCCACGTTACACCTGCAACGTGTACATTCAGGACCGGAACGACGCCTACACAGTCCTGCGCGATTTTGCTGCTATCTTCCGTGGCATGACCTACTGGGGCGGGGATCAGATTGTGGCCCTGGCTGACATGCCGCGCGATGTTGATTACAGCTACACGCGCGCTAACGTTGTTGGCGGTCGATTCACATATTCGAGCAGCACCACGAAAAGCCGCTACACCACAGCGCTAGTTTCATGGTCAGACCCGGGTAACGCTTATGCCGACGCGATGGAGCCGGTATTTGAGCAGGCGCTGGTGGCGCGATACGGCTTCAATCAGCTGGAAATGACAGCTATCGGCTGCACCAGGCAGTCAGAAGCGAACCGAAAGGGGCGCTGGGGTATTCTAACCAACAACAAGGATCGCGTTGTTTCGTTTGATGTTGGGCTGGACGGAAACATTCCGCAGCCAGGCTACATCATCGCCGTGGCAGACGAGCTGCTTTCCGGAAAGGTTATGGGTGGCCGCATCAGCGCCGTTAACGGTCGCGTTATCAAACTTGACCGCGTGGCAGATGCAGCAGCAGGTGATCGCCTTATTCTCAACCTGCCTTCCGGAGCGTCGCAGAGCAGGACCATTCAGGCCGTGAACGGGGAATCAGTCACAGTCACCACGGCATACAGTGAGACGCCACAGGCAGAAGCTGTTTGGGTGGTTGAATCTGACGAGCTCTACGCGCAGCAGTATCGAGTTGTCAGCGTTTCCGATAACAATGATGGCACTTTCTCCATTACCGGTGCGTGGCATGACCCGGATAAATATGCCCGTATCGATACCGGCGCCATCATTGACCAACGGCCGGTGAGCGTGATCCCGCCGGGCAACCAGTCGCCGCCTGCGAATATCGTGATCAGCTCGTTTTCCGTGGTTCAGCAAAATATCAGCGTCGAAACAATGCGCGTGAGCTGGGACCAGGCGCAGAACGCTATCGCCTATGAAGCGCAATGGCGCCGCAACGACGGGAACTGGGTTAACGTGCCGCGCAGCTCCACCACGTCATTCGACGTCCCGGGGATTTATGCAGGGCGCTACCTGGTGCGCGTGCGCGCAATCAATGCCGCAGAAATCTCCTCCGGGTGGGGCTATTCAGAAGAGAAAACTCTGACGGGTAAAGTGGGCAATCCGCCGAAACCGGTCGGCTTCATCGCTTCCGATAATGTGGTATTCGGTATCGAGCTGAACTGGGGATTCCCGGCGAATACCGACGACACGCTGAAGACGGAAATTCAGTACAGCCTGACCGGTACCGAAGACGATGCGATGCTGCTGGCCGATGTGCCTTACCCGCAGCGCAAATATCAGCAGATGGGCCTTAAGGCTGGGCAGATTTTCTGGTACCGCGCTCAGCTGGTGGACCGCAGCGGCAACGAATCAGGTTACACAGAATGGGTGCGCGGGCAGGCCAGCATCGATGTATCCGATATCACCGATGTGATCCTGGAGGAGATTAAAGATTCTGAGGTATTCAAGGATCTGATTGAGAGTGCCGTAGAAAGTAGCGAGAAACTGGCCGAACTTTCTGATGCGATTAAGGAGAACGCCGATGGTCTGGCTGCAGCAGTAGGTTCGAATAAGCAGACAGCAGAAGCAATCATTGGCAACGCCCTGGCTATTGCTGATGTTGTTGTGCGCCAGACTGCGCAGCAGGGGGCTAACTCTGCGAAATTCGAACAGCTCCGGGAGGTGATCGCTACTGAGACGGAAGCGCGCGTCACGGATGTTACTCGTCTAGAGGCGAAAACTGCACAGAATGAAGCGGGTATTACTGATGTTCGCCAGGCGTTAGCAACGGAAACTGAAGCTCGCGCTTCTGCGGTAAGTCAATTGACGGCTGCCACTCAGGCCGCATCTGACAAAGCTGATTCAGCAGCTGCTGTAGGTGCTCAGAATACAGCATCAATCACTGACCTTAGCCAGGTTGTCACGGACCTCGATTCCTCAATGGCATCACGCCTGGAAGAGCTGGGTGCACAAACTGATAAGGCCAGCGGCGGTATTCAGAACAATGCTATCGCGCTGATCACCAGTACGCTCGCGCAGGTTAACCAGCGTAACCTTCTGAGCGTGCAATATGGTGATAACAAAGCCAGTATTGAGCGAGTCGACAATGTCATGGCAGATGCAAGTAAAGCTGTCGCTGAGTCGCTGCGCACACTGGATTCCAGCACCGGTGGAAACACCGCGAATGTCACTGACTTGTCAAAGACGCTCGCTGACTTCACTCAGGTGTCTGCTACGCAAATCAACTCGCTGAAGGTCACGGTTAACGGTCAGTCTGCGGCTATTATCCAGAACAGCCAGGTATCAGCGGACATCAATAACAACCTGAATGCGATGTACAGCATCAAGGTCGCTGTTGATTCTAATGGTAATCAGTATGCAGCAGGGATGGGGATTGGTGTTCAGAATACGCCGTCCGGCATGCAATCACAGGTACTGTTTGTGGCTGACCGATTCGCTGTAATGGCGCAGGCTGGCGGTACAGTTACGCTGCCATTTGTGATCCAGAACGGGCAGACCTTCATCCGGGATACGTTCATCCAGGACGGTACCATCAGCAATGCCAAAATCGGCAGCTATATTCAGTCTTCAACCTGGGACGGAACCGGGAACGTTGGCTGGCACATCAACAAATCTGGCTACGCGACGTTTAACAACGTGACCGTTCGCGGCTCGATTTACGCCACAAACGGTAATTTTTCTTTCAATGGCTCCGGCAACACAACGGTGATTAATGGTAATGGCGTAACCATTAATATTCCGGGTGGAAGTCGCATCGTACTGGGGACATGGACATAAAATGCCGACAGGATTATTGATAGAACTTAATGACGGTGGAAAACGAATGGAGATAACGGCGGGCCTGCGGTGCCCGTCATTTGGAGCAAGTTTTGACAGTGGCTATCAGAAAGCGAAGTACGCTGATATTGCCGGTTATGTTTCAGGGGCACAGGTACTCTTTATACCACACGCGACGGCTTATCTTGATTCAGGGCTGCTGCATAAAATGAATTCGGTCACCATATCGGGTGGCCGAGTCACGCAGAACTCGACGATGAAAGATAACAGTATCAGCGAACGGGATAGCACTTACACATTTCCCGGAAGTCTCTGGCAGATATTTCCAACAGGTCAGCGTAGTGGTGTGGGCTTGCTCATAAGCGACAGCTCAGATTTCACATCTATAACTAACGCTACTCAGTCAGGCCAGTGTATCTGGAAAGGTACTGTGAATGTTCCAACCGGGGGCTGGGCGGTTCCGACGATAGCAGGTTATGACAAGTCGAAATATATCGTTTTCGGACGCTGTAATAGCGGTAATACGATTGACTTCGACGGCAACACAGTAAGATTCTTCAGTCCTCCGTCAACTAATGATGACGCTCCCACAACCGGCACGATAGACATCGTTATCTTCGCCAGTGGCGTAGCGCCGCAGCCTGGTACTGGCCTCAATATTTTTAACGCTGAAGGGGCCTGTACGTTTTCAACTACAAAGCGACCTTTCGTATACCTCAATCAACTCTGGTCACCTTCCACAAGTGCCGTGAGCATCGGCAGCGGCTATGTACCGCTGGGCAGATTTGGTCTGATGATTCATATGGTAAATGGCATGTACGTGTATCGGATGTTCGGAATAAAGATACAGAACGGTAGCGCTTCAGTTCAGGGCGGGAAATACCTTGGACGCGAGCAGTATGCCATATTCGGTAATAACACGATTACTCCGCTCAGCCTTCCCGTCTTGCCTGATATGTACGTCTGAATTAACTTTCTATTCAAATCAACCTCGCTCCGGCGGGGTTTTTTATTGTCTGGAGATAATATGATTTATACCACTGGCACTATTGCCATTAGCGGAAATACCCTTACAGGTACGGGAACAAACTTCACTGCAGCTGGCTCGCTGATTCGTAACGGCTGTACCGTCATCGCGCTGACCAGCCCGGCGCAGGTTTTCCAGATCACCGTTATCGGCGGGGCAACAAGTCTCACAGTGACTCCTGCGGCAAGTCCTGCAATACCGGCGGGAACGAAGTATTCCATTTTGCTGAGCGACAGCCTGAGCGTTGACGGTCTGGCGCAGGACATCGCTGAAACCTTCACTATGTACCAGCGTTACATGAGCGGTTTCGCTGATGTGATGAACGGTACTACAGACGTCACTATCACGATTAACGGTGTGGCCGTTACCGTACCGGGCCAGAAATCACTGGCGAAGAAAGGGGCTAACAGCGATATAACCAGCCTAAGCGGCCTGACTACCGCGCTCAGTATCAGCCAGGGCGGTACAGGTGCAAAGAATGCTGCTGACGCTCGCACAAACCTCGGTTTGGGAAATGCCGCCACTAAGGATGTTGGCCCTAATACTGGTAATGTCTTAGGAGTTGGATATTTTGGTTTCGGAACTCCAACTGTTAACGTTTTAGGAAGTACCGAATCAGGGTTTTATGGCATTGATGGCTCTGGTACTGCCTGGGCGCCGCAAGCTGGATCAGGTATTGTATGCGGGTATGACCCAACGCGCCGGCAGCAAATATTTACAGGAGCATCCGGGAATCTTTTTGTCCGGAACCTTAGCGCATCTGCTATGAATACATCTTCGTCCACCATTCCATGGACACAGATGCAGTCTGTTGGAACATCAGATATTAATTTTAAACACGTCAACGGCGATCTCGATGTTGCTGATTCTCTTGAAAATATCTGTCAAATGGAGTTTAAGCGATTCTACTATCTTGATGATGATGAGCAGACAGAGCGCCGTGGCGTAATTGCTCAGCAGATCGAACAAATCGACAAGCAATATGTTCACTCTGCTGAGGGCGTAGGGAAAATGACGCTTGACCTTAACCCACTGATGATGGATGCCCTGGCAGCCATAAAGGCACTTAATGCAATGGTAGTTGAACTTCGTGAACAGGTTGATGAGCTGAAACGGGGGGGAGCTTGATATACCTGAAGACAGCATATTGAAACGGCTTCGCTAAGAAAACCGCCGCCCATCTTAAGAAAGAACGGGCGGCGGCTGGTTGCTCAGTGTTCATGCCCGAGCAAACGTGGGGAATATTACACGATAGATAGTTAAAGCCCAACCTGGCGAACAGTAGGAGACTCAGAGGTCAGCCACATGTCAGAATCTTCAAACATCTCCTCCAGCATGCGGTTCAGTTTTTCCCGATCGCTTTTGCTGGCGTCGCTATTCAGGCCGTTTGCCTGCATCGGCTTCACCTTCACTTCGGCATCAGGGAAAATCTGATGCACCCGCTTCGTCAGCTCTGCCAGTATGATTTCTCTGGCCCCTTCTAGCCCCTCAACATTACGCTTGTCATAAACCAGTTCTACGAACAT